AACAAGTTTATACGTAACCTTGCCCTTGATCTTAAAGGTAATACGCTCATATTATTCTCCCGTGTTGAGGGGCACGGACAACCATTATTCGATTTAATAAATAACGGTAGAGTTGATCAACGTCACGTATTCTTTGTCCATGGTGGTGTGGCAACAGAAGACCGAGAAAAAGTAAGGGAGATTACTGAAAAAGAAGACAACGCGATTATTGTCGCTTCATACGGAACATTCAGTACAGGTATTAACATCAAAAACCTACACAATGTTATTTTTGCTTCTCCTTCAAAGTCCAGAATTAGAAATCTGCAAAGTATTGGAAGAGTACTCCGAAAAGGCAATAATAAAACAAAGGCAACTCTATATGATATCGCTGACGATATATCCTACAAGTCCAGGAAAAATTACACGCTTAATCATCTAATCGAAAGAATCAAAGTTTATAACGAAGAAAACTTTAATTATGAAATAGTAAACATACCGCTTAAAAGCTAATGGGAGAAGAATTTTACTGCATACTAAAATTAGTTTCGGGAGAAGAAATTATTTCATTGATTGCTATTGATGAGAACGATGGAGATCCAATAATCGTTGCTCAAAGTCCTCTAACCATGAAAATGGTACATGGTAATAATGGTTCTTACATTAAGGTAAAACCGTGGATGGATTTAACTGAAGATGAAATATTTTTCATCAGACCAGATAAAGTAATCACAATGACGGAGACTGAAGATCCTAAATTGATTGATATTTACGTTGATTATATCAATAATGATGAAATAGATATCTACAAACCTTCTGGTAAAGTAAAGGTTTCTAAAGATATGGGTTATGTCTCAACGGTAAAAGATGCTAGAGATATGCTAGAAAAGTTGTACAAAGAAGATATTGAAACTAAAGATAAACCAGATATATAAAGCTATTACTGATCTTTAACCGTAACAAACGTAGTCTACAGACGATTTAGATATTTGTCAAGTCTTGACGATTGAATGTGTTTGAGATATAATATTTTCATATATTATTACCTCTGGGAAAGAGATGGAAACTCATGCCAAAGAAGAAATCAGAACATTATGTAAATAACAAAGAATTTCTAGAAGCACTAGTTGTTTACAGATGTAGAGTCGAACGTAATTTTAAAGAACTCAACGGTAGAGAACCAACTAAGGAAGACAGGTCGAAGCATTGGCCAGGCAAACCTCCAATCACTAATTACCTGGGAGAGTCTTTTCTTAAGATTGCAACTCACTTATCATACAAACCAAACTTTGTCAACTACATGTTCCGAGAGGACATGATTTCTGACGGAGTTGAAAACTGTGTTCAGTATATTCATAATTTTGATCCAGAGAAGTCTAAGAATCCTTTCGCATACTTCACTCAGATCGTACATTACGCTTTCTTACGAAGAATTCAAAAAGAGAAGAAGCAACTAGACATCAAGACTAAAATCATTGAAAAGACTGGTTACGATGAAGTTATGATGGTTGACGATAGCTTGCTTTCTGGGGCACAATCAGACTATAATCAGATCAAGGATAATATCCAATATAGGAATCGATGAAAGTCGCAATCATTACTGATACTCATTACGGCGCACGAAAAGGATCTAAGCATCTCCACGACTACTTTGAGTTATTCTACAAAAATGTCTTCTTTCCCACTTTAAAGGATAATGGTATTGATACTGTTATCCATATGGGAGATGCTTTTGATAGTCGAAAGTCTATTGATTATCAGAGTCTTGAATGGGCAAAGCGGGTTGTATTTGAACCGCTGAAAGATTATAATGTTCATATGATTATTGGTAATCATGATTGTTACTACAAGAATACCAATAACGTAAACTCGCCAGAACTTCTACTCCAAACGTATCCTAATATCAAAACTTATAGTACGGTATCTGAGGCAGTTGTTGGTGGATTAAATATATTATTCATTCCCTGGATTAATGCAGAAAATTTTGAAAATACTGTCGAATCTATTAAAGTTTCAAGTAGCGTATGTGCGATGGGGCACCTTGAGCTCAACGGATTTAGAGCGCATCGCGGACACGTCATGGAAGACGGTATGGATTGCAACGTCTTTGAGAAATTCTCAAAGGTCTTCTCTGGTCACTACCATACACGAAGTGACAACGGACGAATCTTCTACCTAGGAAATCCATATGAGATGTTCTGGAATGATGTGAATGATCCTAGGGGTTTTACTATCTTTGATACTGAAACACTAGAGCATGTTCAGATTGATAATCCTTATAAATTATTTTATAATATCTACTATGAGGATACTCCGCATCAAATGTTTGATGCTACTGAATATGAAAACAAAATCGTTAAAGTCGTAGTCAGAAAAAAGAGTAGTCCTAAAAACTTTGAGAGGTTTATTGATAAACTTTATTCTGCAGGAGTTCAAGATCTTAAGATAGTCGAAAACTTTAGTATTGAAGAGAGTGAAAATTTTGAGATCAATGAAGAAGAAAATACAATTTCAATCTTGCATAGATATGTTGAAGAGTCTGAAATCGAACTAGATAAAGTCAAAGTAATTAGTATTCTCCAGGATATTTACAGACAAGCGTGCGAGGTAGCAGATTAATGTTTATGCTTACTCTCAAAGATCAAAAAGACGATGGTGCTTATGCCTTACATGATAGGTATGGAGAAAAAGTTCTCCTGATGTTTGAAGAGGAAGATGATGCTGTCAGATATGCTTTATTGCTAAAAGACAGTGAAGATTATGGAAAAGAGATGGAAGTTGTTGAAATAGATGAAGATCTTGCCATAAAGGCATGTAAGTTGCACAATTACAAATATTCGGTAATAACTGAAAACGATATTGTAATCCCTCCTGTTTGATACTTAATTTTTTGTTATGATTACTTTCAAGAAGATTCGTTGGAAAAATTTCCTTTCAACAGGAAACCAATTTACGGAAGTTGACTTCCAAGAAAAGAATACAAATTTGATTATTGGCACGAATGGTGCGGGTAAGTCAACAATTTTGGATGCTCTGACTTTTTCTCTTTTCAATAAACCATTTCGCAAAATTAACAAACCTCAACTCCTCAATACAACCAATGAAAAAGATTGTGTTGTGGAGATTGAGTTCAACGTCAACAATCGAGAGTATCTTGTTCGGCGTGGAATGAAGCCAAATGTCTTTGATATCGAAGTCAATGGTAAACCTCTGCATAAAGAAGCAGATGACCGTGCCAATCAAAAAATCTTAGAGGAGAGTATCCTAAAGGTAAACTATAAGTCTTTTACTCAAATTGTTATTTTGGGTAGTAGTACTTTTGTGCCTTTCATGCAATTGACTACTGCAAACCGTAGAGAAGTTATTGAGGATCTTTTGGATATCCGTATTTTCTCTGCAATGAATAATCTTATCAAAGATAATATTCGAACTCAGAAAGAACAGATCAAATCTCTTGAACTTAAGAAGCAAACCCTTAAGGAAAAGGAAACCATGCAGAGAGAGTTTATTGAAGAACTTGAAAGTAGAGGAAATGCAAATATTAATGCCAATAAGAAAAAGATTACCAACCTAGATTCTGAAGTTGGTGATTACATGGAAGAAAACGATAAGACTAATCAGAAAGTAGAGGAACTAACTAAATCTCAGGAAGAGTTAATCGATGCCAGTAAAAAGTTAGTAAAACTAAACAATCTTAAGGGCAAAATCTCTCAAAAGGTAAGTACAATTACCAAAGAACATAAGTTTTTTACTGAAAATACGGTATGCCCTACCTGTACTCAGGATATAGAAGAGTCTTTTCGATTAAATAGAATTGAGGACGTTCAAAATACGGCAAAGGAACTTAAAAATGGTTATGAAGAACTTGAGAAAACAATAAAGTTCGAACAGGAGCGAGAGCGTCAATTTAATGCCCTATCTCAGGAGATTACTAAACTAACGCATGGCATTTCTCAAAACAATACTCGGATTTCCCTCAACCAGAGACAAATCAGAGATCTTGAAAATGAAATTCAAACAATTACCGAGAACCTTGCAAACCGAAATTCTGAACATGAGAAGCTAGAAGAATTTAAAGAAAGTCTCCAAAAAACATTTGAATATCTCGCACAAAAGAAACAAGAAATCGTTTATTACGATTTTGCCTATTCCTTACTAAAGGACGATGGTGTAAAGACGAAGATTATTAAAAAGTATCTTCCTTTCATAAATCAGCAGGTTAATCGTTATCTTCAGATGATGGATTTTTACATTAATTTCCATCTTGATGAAGAATTTAAAGAAACTGTCAAATCTCCTATCCATGAAGATTTTTCTTACAGTTCCTTTAGTGAAGGTGAAAAGATGAGAATCGACCTTGCCCTACTTTTTACTTGGCGTGAAG